GCCTCCACAGCTTCACGATATTCCGAATCCTTTTGCATCCACTCATAATGCACCGATCTAGGGATGTCCGTTGCCTTTGATGCTGTTGTCACAATGCCCAATGATTTTTCAAGGGCATCCAACATCCGTTTTTTATTCAACTTTGTCACACGTGCATTGACAGCCATATTCTATTTTTTTAGTCTGCAATTTAAACCATTTTCAATGAAATGATTGTATGCCATTTGCCTTTGTTCCTCAGATTCAAAAACCACCTCAATCAAAAATTGATCTTTTGGATCGGCCGTTGTATCAACAGGCAATTCAAATCCCAATTCCTTATAAACAGGCAAATCAACACCCCATTCTGTCAAATCATCCATCTCCCATTGATTGGCTAACATATCCCAATCCCACTCACCAAATCCTGCATTATCAACAATGATAAAACGTTTCTGTTGTTCGGCTGTCAATGCTGATGCTTTAATGATCGGCACACGTTTCAATCCGGCTTCAATGCAGGCACGTAAACGCATATTCCCACCCAATACAATCATATTGTCATCAACAACAATTGGTCGCAATTGTAGCATCTCAGGGAACTCCTTAATTGACTTGACCAATTTTTTAAATTTATGGTCAACAATTGTTCGTGGATTGTTTGGATGCGGAATGACTAATTTTATATTGACTTCCTGTATCATCTTAATCTGTTTTTTTCATCAAATATCAATTTGATCATTACCAATATAAACACGCATTCAATGCCACCAACCCACCATGCCATTGTGACCAAATGATTCTGATCCATTACCCTTTAAATTTAGAAAGTTCCCTGTTAATATACCACAGGGATTTTTCCAAATCCTGTTTTTTATTACCCTTCTTTTCTGCCCTTAAAATATATTTGATTGCGTTTCCTAAATTGAAACCTAATTGGAATGATTCGATTACATCAATTGCCTCAATGCCTCCATCAGATGCATAATGTTGCGGATGATCCACCATTTCACGGCTGTCATTTTTCATTTTTATATTGATTAGGTAAATATTTGTGCTTTTGATCCGGCAGTTATTCATCACCCAACTGCGATGTAAATTTACCTTATATTTGCAATTGCATCACGTGATTGTGAAACAAATTTTACTGCATCACTTTCATTTTCAAAAACACCTAAATATTTCTGTTTATTACCATCATATATGTATGCCTGCCATTTGTTCAATTTCTTTTTAAATGACACCCCCTTGTGTTTGCTTGATTTTCTAGCACAATTATCCCATTTATGCTGATTGTTTTCGGCCTGTGTAACCCATTCCAAATTTGAAACGTGATTGTTTAACGTATTCAAATCCTTATGATTAACCTGTAAATGCCTATTATCTCCTAAAAATGCAATTGCAACCAATCTGTGAACCAAATATGTTTTGGTTTCTCCATAATGCGACAATGTCACCTTTGAATATCCATTGGCTCCAATAGATTCATTGAAAATCTTTTCTTTTACCACCTTATTATTCATTTTGCGTGGTAAACTTTTCACACGGCCAAAATTGCTTATTTCATACAATCCGATGTAATTGTCAATCGGTAGCCAAATTTCTAATCCTTCCATAATTCTTTCATTGGTTTTTCCCAACAATCTATTCCGTAACTTTTTAATAAAATATTCAATTGTGTATTCAACGAATCCTTTTTGACCTGATCCATTGAATCGATGTTCATTCCTAGCATAAAGAATGATTCCATAGCCGTGCACGCATTTTGAAACGTATCCAATGCATCAGGCAATTCCGGATCATCATTTCGATTTGGTGGGAACAATACGGACATTGTTTTTTCCAACTCCCTGACCATTTGTTTTGTTACCATCTTTACGGCCTGTTTGTTTGCAGGATGTCCGTGCCACGATCCATCAATGAAATCCAACATATTTTGGCACAATGCGAAAAATGTCAATAATCTGATTTTGTCTTTTGTCGTTTTCATAGGTTGTCAATATTTAATAAATCTTTCGGGAATTTGTATGGATCAATGCAAAGGTCAATTTTGATGATCTTATGAAATATCATTATTTCCTGTATATCCTCAATGATTTCTAATGCTTCTTCATGGGTTGTTGGATTTGGGCATTTAATATCACCAATTACAAATATTTGCTCATCTTGAAATGTCATTGTAATAAATTTTTAGGTTTCTAACACGATTATAAACAACACGATTTTCCCTTTCTGATCCGTATGTCAATCGGGCCACACACGTTTCCAAGAATAATTTTGGATTGTGGATCAATTCCCATGCATTCACTCTTATTGGTTCCGTGCTAAAATTCGGATCGGCAATTCTTTCATTGGCCCAATCGATGGCCTTTTGTCTGTTAATATTCATCGTATTGTCATTTGATTTTCAAGTTTCCCATCTGTATATCCTTCCCTGTATGCTTTCATTAATTTGTCCTGTTCGATAAATTTCTGCGATTCGTAATATTTCAATTTCTCAATCAACTCATCCAATGATCGGACAATGATGTATTCATATCCGCAATCCCTCGCCTTTTGCTCGAAAACCTTTTGATTTGGTTGTTGTGAATTGCCCTTGATTTTGACCTCAACAAATAAGCCGTGAAAGGTTGAATTTGGTAAAAGGATTAACATATCAGCCACACCGGCTTTGACTCCCTCAGCCTTTAATTTGGCCCCAACTGCTTTGTTTCTCCATCCGCCATTTGGTATTGCAAAAAACGTGTAATTGTTTAAATCCAAATACGTTGCCAATACCGTTTGCAATCTGTGTTCGTGTTCGTTTCTCATTGTATATAGGTTTCGTTGTAGTATTCCTCAGCACCCCATGTGATTGTATTTTCTCCCCTTTCAAATGCTTTTTTTATCTGATTTTTTTCAATTTCAATCGCTTCGTCAAAAACTTTATTCCAAACAAGATTCAAATGTTCCTGCGTTGTAATTTTTTTACTTGAAATATCCTCAATTAGTTTTCCCAATTTATGGGATAAAAAAACCGTTACTAATTCATTTTCCATTATCGTTTCGTTTTAATTTGAACTAATCCCCTGCTTTCATCGAAATAAACCATTTCAAAATCCTCAATAGATTCAAATGTATCCATCATAAATGCCTGACTAACTTCCGAACGTTTTGCAATTACTTGTTTTTTGCCACCATTCTTTGATTTTCTGACCTGATTAATAATAATTAATACAATGCATCCAATCAACAAAATTCCTGCTTTTAAAATTATCTTTTTCATATGTCCGTTATTGGTTTATTTTCCATAGGTTTCATTATAATATAAATAACAATCATCAAATTTTGTATTTTCTCCATTTGCGAGCAAATAACCATCATCAAATCCATCAGAATAAGATTTTTCAATTTGATTTCTTTCAATTTGTTTTGCTTGCTCAATAATGTCAACAGGGAGTAAGCAATAAAAATCTTCTACTTGCGATACCAACCATTCTACCGCCGTTGTTTGCTTTGCCATATCTATTTGATTATTTGATTCGCATCAATATCCAACATTTTACAAATTCTCAATGCCGTGATAAGATTTGGCACCATTTTGCCACCTATCCAATTGCACACCGATGAATGTGTGCTGTTGATCTCATCGGCTAATTCTTGCCGGCTCATATTCTTTTGCTCTAATGCTTTTAGCACCAATGTGCCAAATTCTGTTTCCTCTGCTTTCATAGGTTATTCAAATTTATGTATTCTAAAAGTTCCCTTTGGATTAAATGGCGAATGAGTTATGTTTATATCATTCCAAAATTCCCGGCCATTTACATCAATTTCTAATCTAAAATTTTCTAAAAATTTTGTATGATTTTTGATTTCGCAATAATCACCTGTATGTAAATCTGCCTGTAATAATTTTTTGGTATCAAATTGCTTTAAAACATTTGCAAAATTTTCTACTATATCTGCTTTCATAGTTTAAATAATTTCTCCGTTTTCGTTTAATGCCATATCCATATCAGCCAACTGATGGCAAAACAATTTGTATGCCTCCGCTTTGCATCCTGCTTTCCACAATTCAAAGTCATTGTATTTGGGCCGTAATCGTTTCGATATTTCAACACGATCTGATTCAGGGCATTTCCAAATTTCATATTTGACCAAATAATCATATAAAAATGCCAATCCTTTTGGCCAATCAAATTTGCCACCTGATGCCTGTAATGATTTTATTTTGGCAACGTATGCATTTACATTATAAATGGCATCTGCTTTTAATTCATCATCCGTTGGAACCGGTTTAATAATTTCGGGTTCCGGCTTTTTTACATTCTTTGTTTCCTGCCTTGCATATTCGATGTATGCGTTCATTATCCGGCCAAAGTATTCACACGAAAAATTCTCATAGCATTTGCAATCAGTATTTAATTTCCCGGCAACTGCCATTTCAAATGCAATAGATATTTCCTCCGGTGTCTGATTGCCATAATTAGATTTGATAAATGCTAACAAAACATATTTTTCCTCATCTGTTGGCATATTTGATCCACGCAATCCAACCATAAGCATTGCCATACGCAATACCTGTTTTAAATCATCCTCAGATCGTGTCCTGATGTTTGGTGTGCTTTGTGCCTTAATGATTAAATTGGCTGTTCCCTTACCAATTTCTAAGGGCTTCAAGTCTTGCTGCACTTGTGCCAAGTTTTTCACCGGTTGAATTTCCATTGTATTGTTGTTGTTTAGGATAGATTATGATTTCATCATTGAAACATTTGCCGTTTAAATAGGTAGATGGATTTTTTCTAAACTGAATATCCGGGTTTGCCTCAACATATTTGGCAAATGTCATTGTTATTTTTGTGATTTCCTCATCTGTCAATTTATTCCAAATCTTTTCGCATTTAGACCGATCTATTTTTTTGCCGTAACCTTCCCAAAAAATCTCAAAATCATCTAATCGCTTAATAGTAGATTTGTAAATTGGTAAATTGGTAGATTTGTTAATTGGTATATCTATACTAGCAATGCTTTGGGCTTGCTTTCGACCTTGCTTTGCCGTGTGATTCAACAATGCTTTGTCAAGTGCTTTGGTAGGTGCTTTGGTAAAATTTACCAATGCAATAACGTTTGCAGAATACTGATTTTTAGATTTTTCAACTAATTTAATCAGACCAATTTCAACCAAATCCATCAGGGTATTATGATAGGTTTTGTAATTTTTAATACCTACCGCCTCCATCACCATTGTGGTTGGTAATCCAAATTTCTCTTTCCAACCCAATCTGTTGCAATGCTCAATGGCAAAGAAATAAACGGCTGCATGATTCGGTTTTAAACGATCAGGATTTTCAAATGAATAATCCCAAAAATTTCGTGACATTGAATATATATCCATATTATTGTTTTGATCTATTATATAAAATACCACCTAAGCGTTCCAATGCGATTTCTGCCTCATCTTTTTTGCCAAAATAATAACCATCAAATGCAATATCTATACAATCCAAAACCTCAATAAGACCATATTTTTTAATGTGTTTTGAAAATACTAATTCCGGATTAATTACGTGATATGGTTTAAATTTTTCAGACCAATAATCATTTACCTTGTTTAACTCAAAATTCGCATTTTTCTGCAACTCATTCCGCCATTGCAAAATCATTTCTAATTGTTGCCTTCTAATGTTTAATTCTTCAATTTGAATCCTTTGTTTTTCAACAACTGAATTATCAGATAATTTTCGATGTGATTTGCCCCTATTGCACACAAAACAACTTGTGATCAAATTTAATAAATCATTTTGTCCTCCATGCTTAACAGGGTTTAAATGATCAATTTCCAATACCACATCCGGTGCCTTTGCCCCGCAATATTGGCAGGTAAATGAATCACGTTTGAATACCTCAAATCGTAATTTTTTTGAAATGCTTTTTCTTTCTTGCATCATAATAATATAAAAAGCCTCCAAGTAATTCCCCCGCTTCTCACCTCGGGTTCATTAAATGAAGGCATTTTAAGTCTTTCAATCGCTATATTGTGAGAAGGCGATTACATGACAAACATACAAAAATTAAATCATAATCACACCCTTCAATGGCTTAAATTTAAACAGGTTGCCATATTGCGGATGTTCTAATACAAATTTCCTTGCGTAATGTGGTGCCATATTATTGTTCACCTTGAATGGATCATTGTTTGATCTGAATGAATATTCAAAACGCATTTGCTCAAATATGTACTTTGATCCAATCTGTCTGCGACCTTCTTTTGCCATCCTGATTGCAATCATTTTGTACAACTCATAGATGTGTTTGTTGCTTTGGTCGTATTGCTGAAAGTTTACCATAATTATGTGATTTTGGGTGAATTAAATTCAATTTTGCGTAATTACTTTGTAGTTCCTTTGCGATATGCGACCAAACTTGATTGAACGTATATCCTAATTCATTTGTTTTTGCCATCTTTTACCATGTTTAAAATTGCCCCTAATATCGTGAAAAACATTTGGGCACAAGTCCAATAAAAAACCAAATTTATTTTGTCATCAATGCTCATTTCTTTACGTATCTAATTATTGACATTATAGGTATTCCAATCAATCTGCGTTCCGGATCGGGATGTTTGAAAAACAATGTCCGATTACCATCTGTTGCGTGATCCAATGTGGATTTCAAAAATAAAACCTGATTCCCCAATCGGTATTCAAGTTCATACACGGCCCCAATTTCGACATCTCTGTGCTTTAAATTTGCCGTTGCAACGGAATATATTGCCTTCAATTCTCCGTGCCTTGTGGTGTAACTATCAACTATTTTTCTCATGATCAAAACGGTAATTCACTTGATTCATCGATTGGATTTACTTCACGTTGAATTGGCTGTGCCGATACAGGTGATCCGGGATCATTTAAGATTTTCAACAATTTAAAATTCCCTACAATTGGCAATTTCAAACCTGATTCACGTTCCTCTTTTGTTGTGTTCTGCTTTACAAATCCATTGTTTTCGTATTGATCAGGTGTGTCGGTCAATACACCTGTGATGTCCAAATATCTTGCCCCTGTTTTTTGGCTGTGAAAAACTCTGTTTTCATCGATTTTTGAAAGGTCAATTTTAATGCTTACTAAACGTGCCATTTGTTATTTATTTAGATTGTTTATTTAATTACTATTAATTATGTTAAAATTGTGTCCAAAATAAGGCAATTTCTGATTATCTCCGTATCCAAGATTTTCTAATAAATCCTCTAATTCTGAGTCAGACAGAGTCCCACATTGTAATGCGTAATCCATAACAAGTGCAAGTGCTTGCGTTCTTGTTATATCAATTGTTGATTTCCATCCCATTGTTATATTGTTTATTTGATTACTTTTTTGATTGTGGTTGTGGATGTCTTTGATGGTGGGTAAAAATCCATCAATTCGCCTGTTTCCTCATCCAATGTGGATGTCTTTGATTTCAATGCCTTGCAAAATGCCTCTACCTCTTTTTGTTTCTCTTTTAGGCGATCAATTTCAAATTGCAATTTGCACCATGTTTCGGTTTCTGAATAATCGTATTTTACACCGCCCTCCATTTCTGAAAAGTCCACACCAAATGCTGATAATTTGCTGTCCTTATTTTGCCGCAAATCGACAAATAAATGGTCTTTGATATGTTTGTCCATTTCAGATGCTAACAATTGAAATTTGGCCAATTGTGCCGCCAATTTTACAACGTTGATTGAATCTGCGTTGGCCATAAATGATTCGGCCATTTGTGCAATCTCTTTTTTGCTTAAATCTAGGATTTGGCCATCAACGGCCATCAATTCATTTTTCATAGGTTGTTTATTTATTTGATTGTTAATTCTGCTTTTCTATGGTTGAATAATTGCTGTATTTCTTTGTTTGCTTGTGCTTCCGCTGTTAATTTATCCCAAACGGCTTTCAAATCCTCTGTTGATTTGGCATTATGCACATCTAATATCAATTCTTTAAACTCATTATCAAATTGCGATGGTGCCGGCATTCCTGTTTTGGCCTGTGGCTTCGATTCCTGCGATTTGCCGTGATCATTTGTTGCATCTGAATCCTTTGTGTCATCGATGGCAAATAATCCGTTTAAAGCATATTTGCGTGCGTAACTAGATGCGGCCCCTGTAATCTGCGATCCATCCATTCCCTTTTTCGTTTCTTCTTCACGTGCCAATCCTATTGATTTGAATGTTCTTACACCATCAGTCAATTCAGCAACTGATTTGATATACCAACGGCCATCGGCACCAATTAAATCATCTGTCAATGTAATTGAAAACCCCATTGGATTAATTACTTTTTTGACTGCCTCCAAAATATCTTCGGCTGATCTGTAATAATATTTACCAAATGAATTGAATTGCCCTTTGGGTGCCTTTAATTTTGCCTGTATTTCGGCTAATGGATTATTTAATTTTTGACTCATCGTATAATTGTTTTGAAATTCGGTTGATTGATTCCCACATAAGTGGATAATTTAATTTTCTTGAAATGGCCATTTGCACATTGTGCGATTCCCATTTGTCTTTGCGTGGTGGCTGAATGCCTCTTGTGTTTAAATCCTCAGCCACCATTCGGTGCAATTCACCTGCGTTAATTTTTACCCTCATATCTTTTTTCTAAACTCTTTTTATATTTCTGTTCCAACATATCCTGCATGGATTCAAATTCCTCCGTGCCGATTTCTTTGCCACCATTATTGGTCAATTCGTTTTGGATAAATTTTCCAAGTTCATCCGTGTTGTCGAATGCTTTGGTCACCGTGTAATATCCTGCGTGATCTTTGAATGTGATTTTGTAAACCATTGCCGTAGTGATTAAATGTTTCCAACGATGTACATGATTTTCACACATATTGCAACGGCTGTTAAAACGATAACTAAACCTGCAATGTCATTTTTGTCGATTGTTTTTAATAGATTCCACATAATTGTTGTTGTTTAAAGATTGCCACAGAATCCGCTGTGGCCCGGTGCGCTGTACGAATACTGTGCGACTTTTATCTTAAATTTCTTATTTCTTTTATATCTGCAATTCTTGAATTTAAAACTGCTAAACATTTTTTGCATTGCAATTCTTTTGGAAATTCTTTAAAATATGAAACTTTTTCTGATACATTAACAGGGAAAAAAGTAAGACTATGAGTAGTTCCGCAAGAAATTCCCGACAAATATTTAACTAATACTTTGTCGTTTTCGCCTAATTTTAATCTAAAATCTTTCAAGTGTTGTTTTTGATTTGCCATTGTTGTTGTTGTTTGTTGATGTAAACCTACAACCTTTTTTTGGTATTCCAAACAATTTCAAACAAAATATATCAAAAAAATATCAAAAATTTATTTAACGGTAATAAAAAAGGGCAAATCCAATGGAAATGCCCTTTTTGCTCAACAACTATGAATCAATAACCTTAATCTATCGATGCAATATTACACAATTTTTCCATCTTTTATCATAATGTTTTCAACCTTTGATTTGCCATCTGTGATCGTTACAACCGCAAAACCGTTATTGTGCTGTGCAAATGGGTAATATTTAGGCGATAATTGTGTCAAACATCCTGTGGAATATGTATGGATATATCGTTTAAATCCATCCTTTTTGATTGTGTTGGTTGTTCTGTGAACGTGTCCAATTAATGTATTACAGAACGTTTTGTTGAACGTGCTTTGCGATGGGTTCATTCCACCTGCCATCAATTCGTGTCCGTGGCACACCAACAAATCGCCCATTTCCATGCCCTGCCAATCAGGAACAAATTTGATGTCTAATACATCCATCCGAAAAAACTTATCAAATTGCATTTCGTGCAATTGGGCAAATTCCTCTGCCTGCTCATTCAAATATCGTTGATACCTGTTTTCGTGGTTGCCTGCCTTGAAATAAATTGGAATCGTTGGGAATATGCCACGCAAGGTTTGCAAGAAATTACGGCACATATCTATTTCCTTTGGGAAATCACGTAAATCCTTTTCCTTTTCGTGTCGGCTGATGCTGTAAAAATCAAATGTGTCGCCATTTAGATACAGGCAATCAATGTTTCTTTCTTTTAATTCCTTAATGGCACACACCACGGCTTCAACTGAATGGAACGGAACGTGTATGTCGGACAATACACCAATGACCTTTAAATGATCCGGCAATCGGTCTGATGTGTATTCCTTCCCAATGGATGGTTCAATACCGAAATTCTCTAATTCAAAAAATGTCGTGGATT